TTTTGAGAGAAGATCTTCCATTTCTCCTGGATCGGTTGCGCGTTTGACTGAATAATTGATCCGTTCCTTTGATTCAGCGTGAAACATCGAATGGATACCACCAGCCTGGTATAAAGTTTTTGGATAACTCTTGATGCTTTTTGCACCATACATCTGATCTATTCGGCTAGTAGGCGGCTGATCATATTCATCGCCTAACTGTTCGCCTTTCGGATCAAGGTGCTTTGAGAGCTGTTCTGTCATCGGTATTACTCCAATTGAAAAGGATTAAAAGAGGGCTTTTATACCCTCTTTCTCGATTCAAGCTATTACGCTTGCTCAGGTAGTATAGCGCCGACAGCCTCGGGACGCTCAACTTGCCACTCATACCAGATTGCAATCCGGCAAGTAAAGCGAGCAGTACCAAGATTACCCTGCCAGCCGATAATCCCCTCAATTGGACCAACAGAAAACGCCTCTACCTTCATGCCGGCGAACATATCCAGCGTCATCGGTATTTCACTAGAAGCGATCACCATGGCATCTTTTGGCATGAAGATATTAACCACCTTATCAGTGGTGTTCTGCCACACCAGGGCATCAGCATCAGCAAACGATGTAGAACAGTTCGCATAAGGCTTCTGCGTATCGGTTAATGTAGCGTCATCCAAGGCAATAGGACGCGGGCTGATAGTAAGGGTATTCGTACCCTTACCCACCACTGTAAATACTCGGTCGCCATCCTGTGCCACATTGCCGATTTCAGAAAGTGCTTTGAGTCCTGCTACCGTGAACTTATCGCCCACGTTGATAGCTGTGGTTGCCTCATTCACCGTGATGGTTGCAAACCGGTGATCAAACGGGACGCGCTGGCCTGATGGGCTGGTTTCAGTCGCCAATGGATCAAAGGTCTGTGCACCGTTGATCGTAATGCTGGTGGCCTGAGCACCTGAGCGTGGTAGCTGGTTATGCTTATAAACCTCATCAAAGCCCGCTACCTGCTTGGTAATACGGCCTTGGCGGTATGCCTCGCCTTCAATGCTGGATGGGAAGGAATCATGTGACACCAGCTCACCACCTGCACGGCTGTAATCCCTGGAGTTCAAGAAAGCGCATGTGCCCTCCATCATACTCAACTGACGATCAAACATCAGATCATTAGCTTCTTGCATCGCATCCCATGAACCAAAGTTGGCAGAGCCAAAGGCATTGGAATTACTGAGCAACAAGGAGCCATGTGTCCAAGCACGTTGAAGGCCTCGACGCTCCATTTGTTCCATTAGCTGTCTGGCATTTGCACGAATTTTGCGTCGATAACTGGTTTCGTCGCGGACATCATCAGCACGCAGGCCAAAGTAAGTGTTGGCAGGATCGCCAAGAGATCCACCAATGGACAGTTCCAGCACATCGGTTTCACTGGCTGACACATCCCAGCCATCAACTGTAGGGCTGAGCTGATCAAGTGGCTTAAACCAATTGTTATTGGATCGCTGTAAGGTGCCGTCGCGGTCAGGGCGATAGGGCATCACAACGTCACTGAACGTGGATATTGCAGAGAATGCTTTTACAAGCTCGTCGATTGCGAGGGTGACAAGTGCACCCTCATTTAACTTATCACTCATTGATAGTTAACCTCACGGGTTAACCGGCGCGCGCGACCTTTTTAGCCTCTGCAAGTCTGTTTTTAGCAGATGCATACTCTTTGAAATTGCCGCTATCACGCGCTTTTGTAACTGCTTTCTCAAGCTTCGCAATATCGTCAATTTTACCTCCGCCGCCTTGTGGTGCGGTTTCGGTTTTGGCCTGGCTTACCGGTTTTGATTTCGCTTTTTTGGCCCGTGACAATAATTTATTGCCAAGAACCGCCATATTAGCGAGAGCCAGACTAGGGTTAACTGTGGCTTCATCAAGGAACTTATCAGCAATCGCAGGGTTTGCGCCAAGATGGGCAAGCAACAGTGGAGCAGCTTCCGGCATTGACTGCTTTATAACTAAAGCGTTGTCTCCGCCCATGGTCTGCTCAGCCGTTTCTACGAGGCTATCAAAATTCTTAATGTTCCACTTCTCAGACTCATCAACAAAGGATTCCTCCGCTGTTGCAGCCTGGTTTAGTTGTGCAGCTTTTTGACTTCTTTTTGCCTTAGCCGTCCGGTGAAAAGCATTTACTGCTTCTGTATGGTTGGTTTGGGCAATAAGTAGAGCATTCCTGGCGCGCTCAGAGTTTCCATCGTATTTTGTCTCAATGACATCATCAGTGAGGTAATCCTCAACCTTGGGAGGAGCTGGTGGGCTTTCCCCATCATCATCTTCGACCAATCCTGATTCCATACGCCTGGCAAGTTCCTTGGCCTGCTTCGCTTTCAAGCGTCGCCTAGCGTTTTGAGCATTCTTGCGCTTTTTCTCAATCGCGGCTGCAGCAACCTCCTGGTCACTCTCCGGTGAGGCGTCGTCCTCAGTGTTCAAGTCATTAATGTCAATTTCATCTGACCCTGATGATGGATCATTAGCAAGGTCATCACTCCCGGCCGTGTCCGAGTCAGAATTCAAATCGTTAATGTCTATCGCTTCTTCGACGTTCGCTGATTCATCAGCACTCGCATTTTCATCACCCATGTGGGTTAACTCCTTCAGCGGTTTAGAGGCTCGCCTGTTGTGGCGGTTCTTGGTTATTTTGGGACATATTCATGAAATTTGCCAGCAATTGCATGGCTTGCATTAAATTTTGGCGCTCATTGGCATCTATGCCGGCATAGGTTTCGGCTGTTTTCGCCCTGGAAAGCTCTGCATCGGCAGCCGCCTTGATCGTTTGTGTCTCCTCCTTCTTGGCCTGCGCATAGTTCTTGATGGTTTCAGATTCTGCCAATTGTTGTAGTGGGTCAGGCTGATTGGCTTGCTGTGCTGCTTGCTGTTGAAGCCCTTCAATGTACTGTCTCTCTTCGTCGTTTTGAGGCTCAAATCCAGGCAATCCCATCGACAGAAGACTAAACCGTGCATATTTGTTGATATCTTCAAGCCCCTGGCCGTCAATGTTAGCCAACAAGGACATGAGAACTATCTGATGGCTTGGATCGCCTGGCTGAAGCTGGCCGAGCAAATTCTCCAGATTCTGTACTGTTTTCTCTTTCTTGGTTTGGTAGCTTGGACCGACATCATAACTGACATGGAATGTATTTTTGTGCACCTGGTTGAGCTTAACCATCTCACCGCTATCTGCATCAAAAATCAGCTCATTCACACGGCCTTTCGTGGTGGTTCCATCAACATTGGTAATGGTTACCTCTCTTTCGGTATCCATGACCTCAGAGTTCATCGCTGACCATACTTGGCCATCGCGCCGCATTGCTTCAGCAAAGTTGTCCAGAAAGATATAGCTGAAAATATCAATCTCTTTGGCTATCTGCTTAAGTGCTTCTCCGCTGGCATTCGTATCAAATGCATCTTCGGTGACACCTGGGCTTGTATTGAGTGTGACAAATTCCATACAAGCACTTAGCAAAGCATTGATTTGAGGGGGAATCTCTGTTGGCCGTGTATACGATGGCAACGGAAACTCATGTTGAGTACCATCTTCATCAACAAATGATTTGTTTCTCAATACATACGTCAAATTACGCTGATTGGCTTCATCGTGGTAACCTTCCAAGCCCTGAATTTCACGAGGATCAAATTCCGGCTTAGGCACGGGATTGAAGGCCACCATGTCAGCCATGTAATTCATCATCATATCGATTAGGCGCTGTGGATCTTTGGTAAGCTGGTACAGCCCCTCGAAATACTCAACACCATCAACAAAACTGCGCTTACCATAGACAGGAATAATTGGAATCATACCGCCTGGAACTTCGCTTTCTTTCAGGATTTCAACGCCGTTCGTGATGTATTTAGTGCATATTGGTTTCTGTACCTTCTTGCGCCCTATCGGGTCACCAAAACCCATATCCACCATTTCATCAGTCACTTTGCCAATGTCGCTTTTGTAGTACGCCACAAGCTTACCGGTGGAGGGATGAATATAGATTAATGATTCGTCGTTCTTGTACGTTACCTCGAAGTATTCAAGCAAGTTAAGCTGCTTCTTGTCGTAAAGAGCAATATGAACCGGGAATATAGTGTCGTAAGGATCATCAAAATTGACAAAAACGATATCCTCTGTATCGACTCCTTCTTGCTCCAAATAACGCTTGTATCCGTCCTCTGTCATCGGAGTGATAACAGAGCACCTGGTCGCATCGCTTTTGTCTTTCCGGATACTGTCAGCATCCCAAAATACACGCCGGCCGGCTTCAGGAATGGGAATCCTGTCAATGGTTTTATCAGTGCTGAGGAGATTTGTGTTGTCTTCTTTAGTCACAAGCCGCCAAGCGCCGTAATCC